GGGGGACCTTAAGTTGCACGCTGCCGCGGCAGAGTACAGGATTGTACGGAAGAACATTTCTGCTCTTGCTTGGCATGATCTGGATTGGTAAGCCAAACCATCGTGACGCCTCTATTGGTACCTTCTTAATTCCTATAGACAGCTTAGATGTACGAAGTATATCTCGGCGGCTCAAGAGTTGGAGTAATCCAACACTTGGTCTGGAGGTTTTAAGGCCAAGCCCACGCAACTTTTGCGGGAGCTCTGGTACTATTAAGGACTGCCATCTACTTCTCAGTAAATGGTAAATTGGTTGTATCACTACAACTACACTACGACGGTTGAAAATCTGATTCATTTTGGTAACTGAATCCCTCACCACTGCAAACAGTACTGAAGATTTAGCAAGTTTTCCATTTGGAAAACATGTCGAAATCTTTGGAACACGGGGTGAAACCCGTTTTCCAAACCAGTACATCTCACCGCAAAATACGGCTACCGATCTAGAATAGATCGTTTTGGAGCTGTTTAGTTTCCAACCGGATATTTCAAGACCTTTTTCATAGGTTGCGAGATCTCCTCGAAAGAAAATATCGTCTCCTACCATAGCATAGCGAGCTATGCCAGCCGCACGTGTCACATAATGGTGACAGATTGACGAAAGTTCAAAACACCCTTTAAGACCCATTAGAAGTTTGTCGGGAATTATAAATTTACCGTTTGGTAAACCAATTGGTAAGTTAAATAATAACTTCTCAACTCCTTCTAGGCCCATCTGACGTAGTCCGAATCTCGCTAATTCAGGGCGAATATCGTCGGAGAAGTTCGATAAATCGGCTGATACACACATAGTGTCACCCTTGGCGTTCTCCCTTTGGACGAAACGGCATCCAGCCGCTTGATCCTCGGAATAGTCACCGCGTAGTGAACGAAGAATTTCGCGACTACGACGGTACAAGCCAGTCGAATGAACAAAAGGTGTGTTATACGGACAGATAAACCTAAGTTTACCTGAAGATTCGGTAAGTATATGGACCCTACCAAATGGTGGATCCTTAAACCCGAATTCCGCCGGACCACCATGGTCAAACCATGCTGGAAAACGCGGCTCTTTCTTCAAGGCACAAGGCTTTGTAGAAATAGAATCAAGATCTAAATACTTAGGTAATGTACCAAGATTAGTCTTAAGGCCTAATGTCTCCATTAGGCTAGGAGCCTCAACTTGATAAAACTTTTCAAGAGGAGTCTCATCGATCATTTCTGGTTCGGTGGGATATCCAGCGAGCTCCATCAGTGCTTTCATCTCTGGAGAAAGTATTCCAAGACTACTTGCAGTAGATGTTACCGATTCTTCTAGATTACATTTGTAATCCTTAAGCATTTCAGATTGGCTAAGCGTTAGCCCGTTTGGACTAACTCTCCTTTCGAAGTCGCTTAAGCTTTTCTTAATCTGGTTAACACTATTCAATTTTATCATCTTACCAAATGATAAGACACAGAGAACACGTTGTGCAATGTGCACATCTTCCTTCGAAGGTTTTTGAATTTTCGAAAGTCGATCGAGTTCACTCCAATACCACGCAAATAATGATGGGTAAATTTTGCCTTTTTGTTGTTTAAAGCCTGGTATAGGATAACCACTCCTATCATTGCCTAACAACTTCAATCCGAAGGTTGGGAAAACCCTGGATTTGGACAAAAAATCTACACCATTATTACGTAGACGTAAATCCACTTCCTTGAGGTAGCTCTTACGAGCATCTCTCGGTGCCGGAACTTGTGCCATAAGGGCACCAAGTACCGCGAGGAATGTTTTAATTTCCTCGTCACTCAACT